TTTTCGTGACATCACGAAAAAGAGAGCGGAAAAGGCATTGAAAAAGTCTTTTTAAATGCCCCTGAGGCGTTGTAATTTTGTAAAAAACAAAATAAAATGGCTGATATTACACAACAGGCAACAGTTAATATTGAGGTCAATTCCGAAAGCGCGAAGCGAAAGATCGCCGAGCTTGGCAATAAGCTCGATGACCTCAATAATAAAAAGAAGGAGTTCGAGAAAGCGGGCGACACAAGCGGTCTTGTCAAGACCGAAAAAGAGATTCAGAAAGTTGAACGCTCTCTGAATAACGCTCGAAATAATGCTGAAAAATGCGAGGCTGCACTTAAGAAACTCTCAAGTGCCTCGCCTAAAGAGCTGCGCATGACTCTCAAGCAGCTTCAGAACGACTTGAACCACATTGAGCGTGGTTCTAAAGCGTGGAATGAGCATGTTCAAGCTATTAAACGTGTGAAAGCTGAACTTGCATCTGTTAATGCTGAGCTGCAAGAAAACCAGTCATTCATGCAGCGCGCCAACAACTTCGTCAACAAGTGGGGCATGTCGATTGCCTCACTGGCTGCATCATTCACTGGCCTTGTGTTCACGGCGCGCCAAGCAGTGGAGGCCTTTGCCGACATGGATGCTGAAATGGCAAACGTGCAAAAGTACACTGGCATGACAACCGAGCAGGTTGACAGTCTCAATGAGGCCTTCAAGAATATGGACACTCGCACCAGCCGGGAGGAACTTAATAAGCTCGCTCAAGAGGCTGGTCGCCTCGGTCTGCAGACTGAGGAAGACGTGCTTGGCTTCGTCAAGGCTGCCGATATCATCAATGTCGCTCTCGATGATCTGGGCGAAGGTGCCACGCTGACGCTCTCAAAACTCACCGACATCTTCGGCGACAAAATGAAATATGGCGTTGAAGATTCTTTGCTGAAAGTCGGCTCGGTCATCAATGAGTTGTCACAGAACTGCACCGCATCAGCACCATACCTTGCCGATTTTGCTCAACGCCTTGCCGGTGTGGGCAAACAAGCCAATATGACCATCCCCGAGATTATGGGATTCGCTGCTGTTCTCGATGCTAATGGCCAGGCGGTGGAGATGAGTGCTACTGCTATTTCGCAGCTCATCATGAAAATGTTCCAAGACCCTGCCAAAATCGCCCAAGCAACTGGCATGGATCTTCAGGAATTTAACCGCATTTTGAAAGAGGACACAAACCAAGCTCTTATTATGCTGCTTGAGCAGTTAAACTCTCTCGGCAACATCGACGCGCTTGCGCCAGTATTCGCTGCGATGGGCACCAATGGCGCACGAGCTTCGCAGGTTATCGCTGCCCTGGCTGGCAATGTTGGTCTTGTAAAGAAACAACAACAAGCTGCCACAAAAGCCTTCAAAGAAGGCAATAGCGTTATCAAAGAGTATAATGTTCAGAATAATACAGTCAAGGCTAATCTTGATAAGGCAAAGAAAGGGTTTCATGAGGTTGCAGTCGAATTAGGTCAGAAACTTGCGCCAGTCATGAAACATGTGGTCTCTGGCACCAGTGAGATGATGAAGATTATGCTTACTGTTATCAAATTCGTCTCAGATTATAGAGGCACAATAATAGCTCTCACTGCTGCTATTGTGGCCTATACAATAGCTGTTAATGCCGAAACTATAGCCCTAAAAGCACTAATCCTATGGCAAGATAAATTGGTACCAGGTGTTAAAAACCTATGGAAATTGATTATTAATCATCCTTATGCCGCTTTAGCGACTGCCATAGGTGTTGTCATTGGCCTCATGATTGACTTGACACGAGAGACAGACAACCAGTCTCTCGCTGTTCAAACACTAAACAGCATTCGAGATGATGCAGCAAAAAAGGTAGCTGATGAGAAGGCCGAGTTGGATATGCTCTTTGCGACAGCAAACAGCGTCACAACAAGTTATGATAATCAACGTGCTGCAGTCAATGCTCTTAATAAAAGAATACCTGGTCTTAATGGTAAAATTAATGATCAAACGAGGGCCTTCAGTTATAGCAAAACTGCTCTTGAAAATTATAACAATGAGCTTGTTCGATTATATGAACTTGAAGGTGCCAGAGAAAAATTAAAGGAGTTAGGCCGTAAACGTGTAGACCTCGTTCTTGATGCTAATAAAATTAAGAAGCAAATTAATGACGAGAAAAAGTTCCAAAAAGAGCGTAGTGACAACATCCTTGCTTATGGCAACCCGAATGACCCAAACCCGACGGCAACACAAGCTACCGGTGATTATATTCGTTTGGGACGCTTAGAAAGTGCCTTGCGTGGTGTCAATAATGAAATTGCAGCAATTGACAACACAGTTAAGGCAATCACCGAAGAATATAAGGATGTAAACATCAATAGCACTGTTGCTGCTCCACCAAAGACACCCACAAGCAATATCACAGGTGGACACACTCCAGGCGGTGGTTCTTCAAGTGGGAAATCATCAAAAAGTGGAAGAACATCACATAGTAGCTCGCCAAAAACACACAAATCTCATTCCAGCACACCTAAAAAGACTGGCAAAACTGAAGAAGAGAAGGAGCGCGAAAAAGAGCGGAAAAAACTTGAAGCCGAAGAAAAGAAACGAAAAGCTGAGGAAGAAAAACGTAAGCGTCAGCAAGAAGCTATGGAGAAAAAAGAGTTCAAGGATGCTCTTGACTTGATAAAATCACATAGAACTCAAGCGAACACGGCCGCAAAAAAAAGTTATTCAGACGGCGAGATAGATTACTTTGAATATCTCAAGCGTTTACATGATGCTGCAACTGAGTACTACGATAATGCAGATGCCTTGATGAAGAAGCATGGAGTTGAGGAAACAGATGAGGCAGCCAAGTTGCGTGAAAAGCGACTTGAGACAGACGAAAAGTATTACAATGAGCTCAAGCAGTTGCGTCTCGAGGCTCTTGCCGACCAGCGAGATATGGCAAATCTGGAAGCTGAAATGGATTATAACGATCCAAATAATGAGGCTGCATATCGTAACGAGCGTTACCGTGCTGCTAAGCTCGCCAAAATAGAACTTGAATATCATTCCAAGGTTCTTGCTGAGCAGACCATTGGTACAAAAGAATACTATGATGCCGAGCGTGCTCTTGATAAAGCAATAAAAGAGGAAGAACTTCGCCAACGCAAACAACTGGCAGAGGATATGCAAGAATGGTTGACAACCTACAATATTACAAGTGCCAGGTTCCGAAAAGACCAAGAGCTCACTATTCTTGAAGAATATTATAAGGCAGCAAAAATCTCGGAAGAACAATATCAAAAAGCTAAAAAAGCTATAGAGAAAAAATATCGTGACCAAGTGGATGAGGACACTGGCACTCATGGCAATCAGATGGATGCTGCTCGTGAGGAAATGGACTCACGCCTTGAGGCCCTAAAAGCTTATTATGACGAAGGTTTGATTGACGAGGAAGAATACCAATCGCGCCGCTACCAAATAATCAAAGACTTCCATGATAAAGTCATAGAACTTGTTACGAATGAGGATAATGAGTGGAGCACGATGCTCGTTACTGCCGTTGAGAACTGGAAGAATGCCTTCGAGAACCTGGGTGAGACGTTGCCTGAGATTCTTGAGAATATAGGCAGCGTTGCAGAGGCCACGTTTGCTATCCTCAATGCCGGCATACAGAATTACAGCAACTATGCCAATGCAGCTCGTGACCTTGAGATAGCTAAGATAGAAAAGAACTATGATGCACAGATAAAGGCTGCAGCTAATAATGAAAAGAAGCAAAAGAAACTCGAAGAGAAGAAACAGGCTGATATCGCCAAGGTCAAAAGCAAGTATAACAAACGCGCCCAAACCATCGAGATTGCACAGGCAATCGCCAGCACTGCGTTGGCTGCTATCAATGCTTACGCGAGTGCGTCAAAAGTATCGTTCATTTTAGGCCCAATCGCTGCAGCGATGGCTACTGCTGCCGGTGCTATACAAATCGCAACAATCCGCAAGCAGCACCAAGCGGAAGAAATGGGTTACTCTGGTGGTGGTTTTACTCCTCGTGACCCGAGCAATCTGCGTGAAGCTGGCGTGGTGCACACCAATGAGTTTGTCGCCAACCACCAGGCAGTCGCCAATCCCGCTCTCGCACCGGTGCTCCGGCTCATCGACTATGCCCAACGCAACAACACCGTTGGCAGCCTCACTTCTGAAGACGTGAGCCGTGCCATCGGTCAAGGCAGTATCTTGGGCGAAATGACCGCTACTCAGCAGCGGTCACTCACCGAGCGAGAGGCAAGTATGGCGGTAGTGGCTGCCGCCATGGAGCAACAGAGCCTTGCTATCGCCGAGCTTAACCGCCGTCTCGCCGAAGGCATTGAGAGCTACATGGTGATGGACGGTGAACGTGGCTTCGAGAAATATTGGGACAATTACCAAGCTCTAAAGGCAAGACCGCAAAGATAGGGTAAATGTAAATTTTTTTCATAATTGAATTTTTGGGTTTAAGTTATGTCTGGCAGAAGTCGTGATGACTTTTGCCAGTTTTTGTTAACATGTCGCCATAGATGAGTTGTCTCATTTTTGTCTCACAGTTGTCTCATTTTCCAACCACTTGGGCACCCACGCCGACCATTGTGCTGCACCTGGTTATCACTCTCACCGCTGCGATCATTGTAACGGTTGAACGACTTGGCACCGCTTATCTTGCACGGCTTCCCCTCTCGCGCTCACCCCTTTACCTGTTCTTTACCAAATAAGCATATTTTTCAATGCTTATTTTCTATAAACATTTTGCCGATTTCAACGCACATATTCCGTTTTTAGACTTCTCATGGTGCGAGTCTGTGCATGCACCTCGATGCAGTTCTTGGGTCGGGCATCTGTTCACACCCATTGCCTCGGGGCTGCGCCTTGCTTCTTTGTCGCCACTCTTGCTACTGCTGTGGCACTGTGTCGTTACCTCATGGATGTGGGTGCGTGCCGCTGATGGGCGTTCACGTCTCGGCGGTTTGCGCCATGTGTGCCACAAGGATTTAAAGTTATTTTTTCTATTACACCGCAAAGTTACGGCTTGTCTCGACTGGCAAGGTCAAGACACGTTCATTGCAAAATCTCCAGCCTTTCAGGTAGTATTTGGCTGCTGAAACCTTGCTGAATGGTCTCACCTTCACACGACACAAAGCAGTGTAAATTAAAAAAATATTCACTTTTAAATCCTTTCAATTATGGTACACATTAAGACTACAACCGCATTCGAGAACGAGAACAACATTTTGATGGCTGCACGCTACACCTACATTCCTACTTCGGTAAACGCCGACGGCCGTGCCTGGGGCATCCGCAAGAAAGTGTGGCGATTTAAAGACGGCGACCAGGCAACATCCGCCGATGTCGCTCAATGGGTGGTCAACACTCTCGACGAGAAGATGCCTGACCTTGAGAACTGCACCTTCGTCTGCATCCCTGCAAGCACTGAGCAGAAGACTCAAGCACGCTATGAGCAGTTCGCTAAAGACGTGTGCAAAGCAACCGGCATGACAAATGCCTACAAGCACATAAAGGTAGAGGGTGAGCGTCTTGCTCTCCATGAGCACAAGGTGTGCAAGACTATCAGCCGTGTTCAAGTGCTGAAGTTCAACCGCAACTTCTTCAATGGTCGCAAGGTGATCATCTTCGATGACGTGATAACTCGCGGCGCGAGCTTCGCTACTATGGTCAGCTATCTCGAAGAGATGGGTGCCCAGGTGGTGGCTGGCATCTTCCTCGCTGCCACTTCGCTTGAAGCGAGCAAAGATTAATTCTCAACCTCTCAATTATGAGAGGTTTTTTTATGCTCCATGTTAATATATTGCAGAAATATTAAATATTTTGTTGTTACCAATAAAATATTTACTATCTTTGCATCGTTATTAGTTGAATAGTTTTTATCTAATTTATATAGTACGTAGTAAACTCAGGATAAGACCATAAATAAAATAAGAATTTAACATCAGAACCCAGCTGAGTTGTGAAACTCGGCTGTTTTTTATTATCTTTGCACCGATGTTAAATTAATTCTGTTTATTATGGATGTTAAAAACTTTGTTGCTATAGATTTTGAAACCATGACACCAGCATTGACAAGTGCATGTGCTATAGGTCTTGTCAAGGTTGTCAATGGCACGATCCAAAAGAAATACTATTCACTAATAAAACCAATCCACGACCAGCAAGACAAATTAAATACAGCCATTCACGGCATAACTCCCGAAATGGTTGAAACCGCTCCCACGTTTGTTGAACTATATCCGACTCTTGAATTATTTATCCAAAACCTTCCTATTGTGTGCCATAATCGCGGCGCAGATATAAATATCATGCGCAGCTGCATGGACTATTACCATCTTGAAGGCATCAATACCGACAACAATTATTGCACCTATGAGCTAACAGGGCTCTCATTGACTGCTTGCTGTGCAAAGTATGGCGTTAACCATGGCGTTCATCACGATGCACTCGATGATGCCACAGCTTGCGCTAAAGTGTTCCTTGCTTGCCAAGGCAGCATTATGGCAACGATATTCAAAGGCGGCATAAAGTCTGCTATCGCTTCTTCCTCTGCAAAGAAGTTTGAGCGCAGCACGCTCAACCCTCTTGCTGATGATAAAGTGGATAACCAGGACACCGTTTTCTTTCATGCCAGCGTGGTTGTCACCGGCACGTTTGCTGCCTACCCTAACCGCAATGAGCTTGGCAAAATGCTTCAATCTCTTGGTGCCGATATCAACACCGCCATATCAGGCAAAACTAATGTTGTGGTAATGGGGCAAGGTGCTGGCCCCAGCAAGGTAAAGAAAATTGAGGAATGGCGTGCCAAAGGGCATGACATCCGTATTATATATGAAGAAGAACTTAAACAGATATTGAATTATGGAAAAGACTGAAATAATCAAGATTATTGACCAAATTGAAGACTACCGCTTCAAGCGGATGCGTCGTGACAATATCCAATGGCATTTGGATAAAGACCTTGCTGGTGGCTACATGGCACTTGCAAGAGACCGTGAGCGTCTGCTGAAAGAGGCACAGGCCGACCTCGAAGCAATAGAGGCCGATGCTAAGTCCACCATTGATAATATGCGTGTGCTCTATTCGTCAAATCCAAACGACAAAACCTTACGCTTAATAATGCTTTACATTGACATGCTGGATATGGAACCAATGAGTCTCGAAAAGCACAGGCAGAAAATCAACACTCTACGCCCAAAGGTTCTTGGTTTGGTTGACGAAATAGACGAAATAAGAAACCAAATGTCACTTTTTTAAGAAAAAATATATGTTTTACAACATGTTTTGTTGCACAATCAAAAAACTGCCCATATATTTGCGGTGCCAAACATCATCGCGGTTAGACTGCGCCGACGAGCGACGGATATTGCTCGATACATAGTCGGGCTATTTTTATAGCCCATCCAACAGCCGATATGGCTGTCCTATCCTGACATAGAAAGAAGCTCTCGGAGCATACTGCTATGATGTTTGGCGACAAAAGGGATATGGGCAGCCTTTTTTAATTGCCCTATAATGCCAAACATCATAGCAAAATGAAAGCAACAACTTTCAACCTCGAGAGCACTGCATTGCTGCAGTCGGTAAAAGCACTTGCCGAGAAAGTGCTTGAGTTTCTAACATCAACCACCACGATACTCGTGCTTGGCATCGTTGCGGTGTTTGCCATCATGGCAGCCACCATCAACGGCACCTGGTCCACGTTCCACACCGTGAGCGTTATGAGCTTCGCCCTGGTTATGGCATTGTCGATGACTGTCGACATCGAGAAAGGGGGTGAGGCATGAGAATCCCAAGCACTCCCGAGATAGCCAATGCCAATGTGCAACTTGAGGCGGAGTTTGTTGCCAAGCTCAACGAACTGCGCCAGCTGCGTAACAACCAAATCAGCGATGTGCGCTGCAAGCGTAGCGAGTACAAGCAACAGGCACGTCGCGAGACGCAAGGGCTGCGCCATGCATGGGCTATAGAACTCGCTGCCCTGCGCAACGATATCGAAGTGCTTAAAGACAAGCGCGCAACTCTGCGCCAGCAATTCCATGACAACGTTCTTGAGCGTGATAACGAGGAGCTCTTTGAACTCACCTCGCAAATCCGTAAACTGCAAGAACACATCGCCAACCGTGAGCTTGTGTTCAACGACAAGATGAACGAAGTTCAGAACAGGCTTCAGCAAGCTCTCAACGACCTGGGCAAAGTGAGCCTCGAGATTCACACCGAGTTCCGTGAGAAGCAGACCAAGCTGCGCCAGGAACTGCAAGACAAGGTTGACCTTAACCGCCAAAAAGCACAACAACTCGCGCGCCAGGAGGGGCTACTGTCATGAACAAGCAAGACTATCTCGACAACCTTGAGAAATACATCCACGAGCCCGAATCAGAGTCTTTTGGCGATGATATCATACCAGTGGCAATGTGGCTGCGCAACTACATGCCCGGTGACGATGATATGAGCGTGTGCAACAAGTCGAGTGCAGCCATCCGCTCACTCATGGCCGACATCGTTGACGTGAAGCTCAACGACATCACACGCCTGATGATCCTAAACGGCTACTCGCTGGGTGGTGCCAACCAAGCCTTCCCCGAGTGGCTGATGCAACCAATAAATGATATTGGTTAATTTTGACCATAGTTCCCTATAAACAAAATGTGCGTTTCGGCGCACATTTTTTGTTTATTTAACAATAAAATTCCCAAAATATGGGAATTAATTTATATTTTTGCACAAAATTATTGACAATGATAACGATTTTTATCCACGATAAAGACCTCAAAGAACTGATTGAAATAGGCAAAAACAGCAAATATAAAGCATTGGCCCGTGATAAGAGCTTTATGGCTGGTTTGTCTAGAGTTATTAGCACAATTCGCAATGCCGAGTCCACAGCCTCGCTCAAGAATTACAGTTACCTTCATTATGAAAAATTACGTCACTTATCGGAACCACTGAGCGCAGTGCGGATTGTTAACTCAAAACCTGAAAGACTTTTATTTAGAGAAGCAGAAAACGCTATTGAAATTACTATTTTAGAATTAAACACAAGTCACTATGGTAGAAAAAAGTGAAATTAAGTTCCCTTTGTTTCGTGCTGTACATCCTGGCGAAATCATTAATGAGGAACTTAAAGAGCGCAAAATCAAACAGAAAGATTTCGCTCAAGCTATTGGCATGCAACCATCACATCTTAATGAGATTTTGAAAAGCAAACGCGCCCTTACTTCATCAGTTGCTGACAAGATTGAAAAAGAATTAGGTATCGCTTCTGTAGAATTGATGAACATCCAAAATCAGTATGATTATGACACCCGCAAACTTAAAGAGAAAGAGATAGCGGAACAAACCGCAATCAACGAACTCATGGAATACGACAAGGTAGTTTGCGTGAAAACACTTGCTAAACGTGTAGGTATAACTTTTGACTGGCGTTCAGCAGGTGTGGCGACATTATGTGGACTAAAGGATGCCTTACAACTTCCACCGCTTGCTCATTTACAGGTACAAACAGCAAGAGGTTTATTCAGTAAATCAGAGAAGACTGGCACCAACACAAGAATGTTGCTCACATGGACGATCCTGGCACATTCGGCCATGAGAGAACTTGAGCCGACGGGAGAGTTTAACCCTGCAAATGAGATAGAGCTTCTTTCAAAATTGAGAAAGATCTTTAATGAAAATAAAGATACTATTCCAAGACTTACAACCACTTTTTCTAACTATGGTATAGCTTTCAAGAAGGTGGAGAAAGTGGAAAAGGCATCGGTAGATGGATACTCATTCATAGACGAAGGCAAACCTTGTATTGTTGTGACAATGAGGTATAACCGTATCGACAACCTTGCTTTCTCTGTCATTCACGAGCTGTGCCACCTTTTAAAACATCATGAACAAGGTGATAACTATAGCCACATGAACATTGAAGACTATGACAAGAATAATACCGAGGAGCGTGAGGCCAATGAATATGCTGCAAATGCTCTTATTCCGAAAGAGATATGGAATACTGCTCCAGCGGTTAAGATGAACCCAGCCATGGTCCAGCGTAAGTTCACCAAGTGGGCGCATGAGGTAGGGCTTAATCCTTGGATTGTCTTGGGACGCATCTCCCACGACTTTGGGCTACACAGCTTCAGCGACAAAGGCGTAACTCGACATGTAAACTGATTTAAACGAACTCTATCACAAGCCCCACGGTTAACGCTGTGGGGCTTTTTTATATGTCATAACCATAAATATATTATTGGTTTCGATAATATTTTGTACCTTTGGCCAAAATTAACCAAAACCATACAACTATGAGCATACTGTTGAAAATACTTCTTGGGCTTTTGATACTGCTCGCCATCTTGGTTGTGGGCGTGTTTGTGACCTACTTCATTGTTATTGCGCTGCATGAGCATCGCTGGCGCAATCTGATAGATGACAACTACGATGATCGAGAAAAGGAAAACGCCAAGAAGAACTGAAAAATGGCTGGCGGTGGATGCCTCACGCCTGGCACGGATGCTGTGCCAGTGCTGCGCCGTGTGTGAAGTTGACGACACACGCCGCGAGAACCCATTCCGCTGCCACCTCGTTAGACAATTCATTGACAAAGTAAAACTGAAACGATGAAAGCTGGACTCTGCTACTGCGACAATGACGTTTGCAGAATGAAAACGCGCTGCAAACGATGGAAAGAAGGCTGCAAACGGCGCAACATGCGCTTTATGTTCATGACCTTTGAACCCGACACCCACCGAGACAAGTGCAAGCACTATGTTTCGTATTGGCTTTCTTGATTGTCTTTTTATCGCCAACATCAACAAGTTAATTTTGCCGTATGATTAATTTTACCAACATAGGCAGCTGGCACTTCGTGACTGAGCTCGACGTTATCGAGTTCACATCTAATGCCGACGTGACAGTAACGATAAAAGATGCCAGCAACAACACTATACTTAGCGGCACCTATACCTCAGTTGACGGCAAGGTGCGCGTGTATCATCTTGTGAAGCTGCTGCAACCGCTTATCACCGGCATAACTGCCGTGTTCTCCATCACCGCTCTCTCTACCACCAAGTCGGTGCATGTGGTGACGTGCGCCACCTTGATTAACGAGGGTGCTGCCACGTTCTTGCCTTCGTTCTTCCTCTCGAGCGTGATGAGCGAGCGCGACACGTCGCTTGACCGCAAAGAACTGCTCACACTGATACCTGTAGAGCAGTCACTGCCCACCGTTAGCGCGGTGTGCAGCTATTGGGATGGTGACGAAGTGGTGACCGACACCAAGTCTATCACCACCACCGGCATGACTGCCAACACTCCCTATGAGATAGAGGTGAGCGCGTCGCTCTTTGAGGACGACACAAAAGGCGAACTGATTGCCTACACCATCACCGCTGGCGACCGCTCGATGAAGTACCGCGTGACCACATTGCCAAAATGCGCTTCGGCAATGGTACTGCGCAACAACTTTGGTGCCTGGGATATTCTCTACCTGGCTGGCAGCACCGAGAACAACCCAGAATATACCCGAGAGACCGCATTAATAAATGGTCAATACAGCATCTACAACCTCGAAGAGACGGCGAGCTACAAGAGCTTTACCGGTCCACTTCGCCCCTCGGGTATTGCCGTGGGTTATGACTTGGCACGCTCTACTAATGTGTGGCTATACAACAAAGACGGCCAGCGCGCCGTTGTCATCACCGCCGTTGATGTGAAATACACCAACGAGGATGACGACATCCCCGACTTCCAGTTTACTTGGCGACCTGCCTCAATGATCAGCGCGAGCTTCGACACCGTGAGACCACCACAAGTATTTGATGACACATTCGACGACACCTATGAGTAAAGGAGCAATACACATTAAAGATGCTATCGTGCTGCTTGAGACTGGCGAGCCAGTCACGCTGCGAGTTTGGAAACTTAGCACTGGCGACATTTTGACCTATAATAACGTGCGCTGCATTGGTGGCCACTGGCGCAAAGGTACTCACCGCATCAAGCTGCCCGAGAGCCAACTGATTCGTGAGTTCCGTGACGTGACAATGTTTGAAATCAACAATATGACAATATACCGATGACAAGAGAAACTATCCCAATGCCCAGCGAGATATTCACCGTGGGCAAGAGCAAAGTGGCTGCTGTGATGAGCGACATGCCGAGCAGTGCCGACATCTTTGACGATGACGCGTTTGTTAGCGTGGCACACGTGCCAGGCTACCAGAGCTATCAATACATTCCATTCGGCTATGACAACCAGCTGCCGTTTGAGATTATACGCTTAATTGGCAGCGATGAAATCATGTCGCAAAACAAGTATTTCAACGTGCTGACTTGCTACGGCAACGGTCTGCGATATAACGACCCGAAGACTGGCAGCGAGACCACCGATCCCGAAATAAAGCGGTGGTTTATGCGTAACTCGCTCAATGAGTTCTTCCTTGAGCAGAGTACCGACATGAAGTATTTTTTCTTTGCCGTGGCAGTGATCATTCTCTCACGCGACGGCAAGCAGATAGTGCAAGTTCGCCACAAAGAGGCGTGCTATTGTCGCTTCGAGAAGGCTGACAAGCGTGGACGCATCAATCACGTGTTCTATGCAAACTGGCGCAGTCAACGCTCGCTGGGGCAACAAGACGTGGAAGTGCTGCAGCTGCTTGACGAGAAAGACCCACTCGGACACCTTGAGGTGCTAATGGGCCGTGCTCCTGGTGCAGACGGTATGATTAAGGAGCGCACCAACAAGCGCAAGTTCGCAATTCTCATGCGCTTTCCCACTCCTGGGCTGCAATACTATCCTATCCCTTACTACACGTCAATCTTCCGTGGAGACTGGTTTGATATCAAGAAACTCATCGGCGTGGGCAAGAAAGCAAAGCTCAAAAACCACGCCAGCGTGAAGTACCAGGTGGAAGTCCACAAGGACTACTGGTATAACATCTGCGATGAAGAACATATCACCGACCCGCTGAAGATGGCCGAGCGCATCAAGAAGGAAAAAGAGAACATCAAGAACTTCGTGGCTGGCATCGAGAACTCGGGCAAGGTTTGGATCACAGGTTACTATATCGACCCTAATGGTAAAGAGAACCGCATGGTGCGTGTCAATATGATTGACTCCACCAAAGAGGGCGGTGACTGGTCTGAAGACATCCAAGAGGCTGCCAACATGACCTGCTACGGCGACAACATCCATCCTAACCTTGTGGGTGCCACACCTGGCAAGTCGCAAAGCAACAACAGCGGTAGCGATAAACGCGAGCTGTTCACGCTCAAGCAATCGCTTGAAAAGTCATGGCACGATATCATGAACAAAGTTCACGAGGTTATTATATACTATAATGGCTGGGATGACCGCGCCACTCCCGACGTGCCTCTTATCATGCTCACAACGCTTGACAAGCACACAGACGCACAAGAAGTATCATTGAATAACAATAACACCACTGAACAATGAGCAACACTACATTAATAACCAGGGAAGAGTTTGAACAGTATGTTCCAAGTGCTGTGATGCCCGACGATACGCTTTATGAGCGCATCGCTGAATATATCGACGAAGGCAATACCGAAGTTAAGTCACTGCTTGGCAGCACGCTCTATGAAGATAGAGATGATGACGATGACTTGCTTTATCTGTGCAACCGCATGGCATGCCTATGGGCCTACAAGACGGTGATACCACATCTTGACCTGGTACTCACTGAGAATGGTTTTGGTGTGGTGAACAACCAAAACGTGTCGCCAGCGTCGATGCAGCGTGTGAACACGTTGCGCTTGCAGGTGCAAAATAGTCTTGAAGACACCATCGACGACTTGCTTGACTACTTGCGAGGCAACGCCTCATGGGTGGACACCTACACCGCTAAAGAGGTGTTCCGCTCAATGGTGTGGAACGCCAAGAAGCAGATGTTCTATTTTGGTCAGCCTAACAGTCACCGCTCACAGATGGACGAGCTTCGCCCGAAAATCAATGATGCAGAGGTGCGCATAAAGCACTGCATCAGTGACGAGTTCTTTGACGAGCTTTGCAATGCCGTGAAGAACAGAACAGCTAATGCCGAGCAAGACACATGCATACATTATATAATGATGGTGATTGCCGCCGATGCCACCGAGGACTACAAGATGGCTCGCTTCCATGTGGGCCGATTGGTTGACTTCCTTGACAGGAATATCAGCACATTCACCACCTATGCCAACAGCACAGCATACGCTGCCAACACATTTGAGCCATACCAAAATGAGAAGGAAGACCCATGCTACTTTTTCGGATGATCGCAACGCGCTCAACTTTGAACTGCCTAAATCGTGGGCAGATCTAAGTGAGCGTGACCTTGCGATGGTGATGCGCTGCCGCTCACGCTGGGCAGAGCCAGCGGTGGCCAAGCTCGCAATCTTCATGCACCTTACAGGTCTTGAGATTCGCTACCGCTGGGATAAGGTGTGGGTGTGCCGTGTCCCAATCAAAGAGGGCAAGAAGGTAAAGAAGTATGGCTTTAACCTTGACCCATCGCTGGTGCCTGGCATGCTCGAAGGTCTTGACTGGCTCGATGAACCAGGTGCGACACCCATGCGCCTCGAGAAACTGCATGGTGTGAAAGCATTGCCGGCACGATTCCACGATGTGGACTTCGGCACGTTCTTGCAGTGCGAGAATTGTTATCAGGGCATATTGCAAGCGCAAAAGCCCGAAGCAGTGCAGCATCTCGTTACACTTCTCTACCCTGGCATAAAGGCACGTATCGCCGAATGGGAGCAGCTGATGGTGATTCAGTGGTTTGTGCAAGTGAAAACAATGTTTTCCCTGCAGTTTCCAAACTTCTACAAACCTGCTGAGAGCGTTGGCACGCCGAGCATGGTAGAAGTGATGAACAGCGAGATACGCGCCCTTACTGGCGGCGACGTGACCAAAGAGAGCGAGATTCTTGCCCTTGACACATGGAGAGCACTCACCGAGCTCGACGCAAAGGCGAAGGAGAGTGAAGAGTTTAACGCTAAATACAAGAAGAAATGAACGCAAAGACTTTATTTGACTATATCGCCTACTTCGAGGACTTGTGGCAGAAGAACAAGATGGCCCAGGCCAACAAGTTCAAGTTCTGCACGTGCTCGGGCATAGAAACCCTGCAAGGACCGCTGCAGCAGTTCCGTACTACTAATGCCTTCTTCTGCGTGGATGACACTGCCGACGGCATCACCTTCCGTGGCACCAACGGTGGCTGGTTCAAGCGTCGCACGATAACGGTGTTCCTCATGCACCGCTATAACATCAAGAAGATGAGCGACTATCAAGAAGCTCTCTCATTGTGCCGTGACCTGTTCCAACAGTTGTACTCTCGTATGCTCATCGACGAAGACGCACTGAGCAACGACATGGTGTATCTGCGCACCGACAGCATTTTGAGCCGCGAGCTGGGCAGATACTTCCTTAACGGCTGCACTGGTCTCTACTTTATGGTAGAGGTGAGTGAGCCAGTTGACTTGACATACGATGACTCGCAATGGCAAAATGTAGAGCCAAGCAACGAGACATTCGACGAAACTTTCGACGAGACTTATGGCTGAAAACACGGCACAACAGATAGAACAACAGCAGCGCGAATGGATTGACGCGTGGTCGAAGAAGATGATTCAAATATGGCAAGATAAATTGTCATACTGGAACATCCGTCGCACCGGCACGCTCATGGGCTCGTTCAGAGAGGCAGTAAGCCACAACGGGCTGAGCGCAAATATCCTCATGCGGTTCTTGCGCTATGGCATCTATCAAGCCTACGGCACTGGTCGTGGCTATGCCCAGGGTAACGGTGGCGACTTGAAGTTTCTTGATCCAGCCTACAGGCGTGAGCACCGTCTTGATATTCCTCGCAAGGTGGGCCCTGCCTGGGGCGGTTACTACACCAGCGGTGAGCCACGCCAACGGCGCGACTGGTTCAATCCTAAACTGTTCGGTTCGCTCATGCGAATGCGTGAGACGATGGCGAAGATGATAGGCGAAGAAGCTGCTGCAGTAATATGTGAGGCTCTTGAGAATCCTCGAGCAGCACTTAAATAATGTCTTTTTGCTGACCAAAGCAATATGATAAATTTGCAAATAAAATCACTTTATTATGGCAAACAAAACTATAGAAGAACTTAAATCGGAAGCAGCTGTTATACGCGACGCTACCGAAGAAGGCGAGAACACCGCCACACGTGTCGGCAATGCGCTTATCGACATGATTGACACACTAAGCGAGTCGGTATCTATCAACGCCATTAAAGGCTATGTGGTTATTGACAGCACAAGCGAGCTGCCAGCAAACCCTACAGCCGAGCAGCAACAGAAAGGCTACCTGCTCGACACCATGCTCTACGTTTATGTAGGAAGTGGTGGCGACACTCTCGATGGCAAGTATCAGAGCGCAGAGCTCAAAGGAGCAGACGGAGCAGACGGTGAACAAGGTCCCCAAGGTCCTCAAGGTGAGAGTGGCGTTTCTTTAGGAGATGTTGCTATAGCAGACAACTGCACGACAAATGATGCTACTAAAGTACTTAGCGCAAAACAAGGTTATAATCTATATCACGATGGTTTCTATTTCATGCCGCAGTTGTTTGCTGGCGGTGACATGGCAACCAATGTGTGGGCCAACAGCCAATATTGCACCACAGCAGTTGCTGACGGAGTTCTTACCTTGACACCGAACAACACAGGCACAGCCGCCAATATGCGTAAGACTAGTTTGAATATTGACAAAGACCACAAGTATTATGTACAATATACGCTTAAATGTACCATTGATGTTACAATCACAATTAGGTTTACTGATGGCTCAAGAGTTGAAGACACCCTCACGGGTGGGGCAGATTGGAAAACCATAAGCGGCATCATACAAGCGGACACATCGGCCGCCAACAAGGCATTGTTCTGCTACTTTGGTGGGCTTAAAAAAGTTGAAAGCGAGACAAGATATGCCCAAGCGAAGGAAGTCAGCGTTATTGACTTGACAGCAGTTTTCGGTGCAGGAAATGAGCCTACGGCTGATGAGATGGACATTCTTGTAGGTAGCACATGGCAGTCAACATATAAGGCCAACACTGATAAGGTTCTTGACATGTTGCGTCACCGCAAGGTTGCCGACATCAATATGGATGTATGGTTCCCATTGGAGTCTGGCAATTACACTCCTGTGACTGCCATCGCTGCTCTGCCATCGGGGTATGGTGTGAAAGGTCTAAGAATCAGGTTCAAAGAGGCAGAAGGCAACAGGGTGGTTATGACCTATCTTATTGATGACCCAAGCCTGACCGCACAATCTACAATGTCGAATTGGGCACTTGAAGCAGATGTAGAGAGTGCTGGGGTCAATGGTGGAAGTGTCACGTTTCCAACTACAGACGGATATTATCTGCCTGCTGACAGTGACAATGTGGTTGGGAATGGTGATTGGTACATTGAGTTGTTTGCTGAATCTCTTGTAAGCACTGCAACAGCCAAAAACATTCTGGTAAACAAAAGGACATCAACCACAGTCACATATCTTTTCAGGTTGCATCAAGGTCAGTTGCAAGGCTCGTTGGACGCCTCAAACCTTTGTATACAAGTAAGTTTGACGGCATTGATGAACGGTCCACACCATGTGTTTGTGTCAAAAAGCGGCTCTACTTTCACAACCTATGTTGACGGTGTGCAAGCATGCCAATATACTGATGTGGCAGCGGTCACAAATCTCACTTATTTAGGTGCTTTTGAAAACCTCAGTTATTTCAAGACCTATATGCTCCGCATAGGCAAAGGAGCAACAGACTATCAGGCGCAGATGCTTGAGCATTGGAACAATGGGGACGTAATGGGCTATGAGTGCAACGAGGCTGATATGGTTATGGAGTTGAAAGGTTTCGGCACTACCTATATGCAAGAGCATGTGAGAGGTTGCGTGCTTGAATTATCAAGTGGTTCAGTGGTATCTACTGCACCCTATGAACAAGAGATATGGGCGGCAGGTGCGCCAAGCGCACACCCACAATTCACAGGACAACGCTACTTTGACACCACCAACAAACGTTATTACCGTGCTATAGGCTACAGCAACTTGAGTGATTGGAAGGCCTATGCCACAAAAGACGAAGTAGATGCCAAGCAGAATGCTTTGGTGAGTGGCACAACCATCAAGACAATCAACGGCACATCTATTCTCGGTGCTGGCAATATGCAGATTGGCGAAGGTGGTGGCGGCGGCTCATCAAACGTGGTCAACGTGGTTGACTATGGCGCAACAGGCACAGGAGCGACAGACGACACAACGGCTATCATGCAAGCACTTGAAGTTGCAAGAGTCAGCAGGCTTCCTCTGTATTTCCCTGCCAATGGCGGCAACTGCACATACCTCACTCGCAAAGGACTTGTGCTGACTACAGGCATGAAAGTGACAGCCGACAAGGGCGCAATCTTGAAGAATGCGAGTGCGGTGCTTGATGATGCCAGCGGCAATGCTGGAACTGGAGTGTGCGCTGTTACCACATTGACTGCTAATGCAGCGCAAGGCGCACATAGTGTAGTGGTAGCATCTACAGCAGGACTTGCAGTGGGTCAAGAGGTGACTATCATCAATTCAAATTGCCCGTCATACCAAGAGACCCTCGCAGACATCACAGCGATTAGCGGCACCACAGTAACATTTGACACCAGCCGATTCACGGCAAGCGGTGATGATGAGGGAGTACTTTATGCACTAACGAGCGGAGCATATTTGACCACTGATTTCTCTCTTATCAAGACTTGTATAGGCAAGCCAGCGGTTGACATTGAGATAGAAAACATCACCTTGCAGGCATGTGGAAACACCAATGAGCCTTACATTTACACAATCTCGCCTATCAATCAAACAAGGCAAGCAGGAACTCCAGACAATGCACAAAAGCGCATCTATATTAGAGACGTGACTATTGATGGCAGCGCACAAGATGGCATCTCTACACAAGGTCAAAGTGACGTGTGGATTGAAGATTGCATCATAAAGGACGTGAAATATAAAGGCATTCACTATGGTACATCTTGTGATAGAGTGATTATCCGTGGCAACTACATCTATAATTGCGGTGTAAATGTGTCAGATGATGGCAGCAAGAATGGTGGCGCAGGTGCAATTTATTTCTGCGTGAACAACCACCGTGTTCTCATTGAGAACAACAACATTGAGAACTGCCGCAGAGGTGTGTTTGGTTTTGACTACCGAGGCTACGGAGAAACAGATACTGACTCGATTATTAGTGGCAACACGTTCACTAACTGCACTCTTTATGGGTTATATCTGTTGGGCGGCTACCGCATCATTGTCAACGGAAACAATTTCCGTGAGTTCACAGGCGATGCTGTACCTATCAGTGTTGTAAACGAGGGCAGTGGATTGCTTGCAAGCGTGATAAGCAACAACGTGATAGGCGGGTTCAAGAATGGGTACACCAACACAAGTGGTGCGATAGCAATCGCCAATGCAAATCAACTTGCCGTGAATGGCAATGTGATACAGGCCAATGGCAGTGCCTCAGGTTCGTTTGACATCATTGTGACAAGCGGCACAAAGGTTGCATTGGTAGGCAATGTTGTAGGTGGTTCTGTTGACATCAGCGACGTTGGGAATAGTGGTTGCATTGCTCAAAATAATATTGAAAGTTGATACGAGCGCAGAGGCACGAAACCTCTGCGCTGCTATCACTCATTCTCCAACCTCACATAGAAGCTAACGCACCAGTTCTGCATCGGGTATTTCTTTCCGACAATGCTGTTGCCGTTAGCATCCTCTGGTTTGTAGTCAACCTTCGTGTAAGGATAAACCTTATTACCGTTGGTGTCGTCACCACGCAAAGACTTGATTGTTCTCTTTCCAAACACTGACGAAATCTCGGTTATGTTCACAGTAGCACCGTAGGCATAGCCGCTACCGACAAGCACGCTCTCATCGAAATCGGCATCACCCAGCGTGGTGATGTCGTGCATGGACGCGAACCTCTCAAGCATCAAGAGACGCTTTGAGTAGTCATTGACGGTGTTAGGGCGAAAGGTTCTCGCCAGGTAATGTCGGTAGATAGTTGAGATTTCTTTGATTTTTGCCATTTTTGTGGCAAAGATACAATGAGTATTAATGCGTTCGACAAAATGGCAAAATCTTGAAATTGCGATGTCTTTTTATGCCTTGACTTACCACCATAACTTTGCATAAAAAAGATATAGCTATGACACATTTTTATAACTTTTGGAAAGCCGCTGCGCTGGCCATTGGTGGTTGGCTCGGCTGGCTAATTGGTGAGTTCGAGCCGACATTCCCACTCATTATAGTCACGATGATCTTCATAATTTGCGACGCTTGGACTGCGTTTCAACTCGACAAGCGCGTGAAGAAGATGTACCCCGACAAGGCGACACGCCCTGCCAAATTCTTGAGCTTCAAGTTTGGCAAGGTGGTCACAGTCACAATCCCCAAGCGACTGATGGTTATCATCCTCGCTTATCTTGTTGAGCATTGGGTTTTCATCCACGTCACAATGCACTTGAGCTATATTGCCACAGGCGTTATCTGCTTCGAGCAGTTCTGGAGTATCCTCGAGAACGAAGCTTCGTGCCGCACTGCCAACGAGAGTAGATTTTGGAAGATTTTACAGAAAATCACTATCGACAAGACTGAACGTCACTTCGACGTTAATCTTGACGATCTAAAGAAAGGAGACGAAGATGACGCTTAAATTAGGTAGCAAAGGCGAAGGCGTGATGGACTTGCAGAGGCTATTGAACAGTGCTGGCTACGCTGTGAGTATTGATTCAGTGTTTGGTCCAAAGACAGAGGCAGCAGTTCGGGCCTTCCAAAAAGACCGAGGTCTCGTGGTTGATGGCATCGTCGGTGGCAAAACTATGGCAGCATTCACAGCTGGTGAAATAGCTGCTTCGGTGCAAGCAAATGTCAACCCTAAATGTGTCGATCCAAGCGTGGTTTACATGCCATTGAAATACTGCATCACTCGCACACCCAACCGCACAATCAAATATCTCGCCATCCACTACACCGCTGGTGGCAGCAGTGCACCAGGGCGAGCCAAAAGCATGAAGGCTGGTTGGGAGAAGAGAAAGAGAGCTTCGGCTGACTTCGGTGTGGACGACAAATACCTCGTTCAATTCAATCCCGACTTGAAGAACTATCGTTGCTGGAGCGTTGGTGACCGCAAGAACCCCTACAGCGGTGGTGGTCAACTATACGGTATTGCTACCAACAGCAATACTATCAGCATCGAGATATGCAGCAACTTGAGGGCTGGATACGACAGTTCAAAAGTCAACCACGAAGGTTGGTATTTCACCGAGGCATCGCTTAACAATGCCGTGAAGCTCGCTAAGATATTGATGCGAAAATATAACATCCCTATTGATAGGGTTGTTAGACATTACGACATTTCGGGCAAGGTGTGTCCAGGTGTTATCGGGTGGAATAACGCTAAGAACAACAACAGCAAGCAATGGTTGGCATTTAAGAAAAGACTGGTATGATTTTCAAACACAGCAAAACTGAGAGCCCTGCAGTTTATGGCTGCATGGAGATTGTCGCTGGGCTATTCCTTGGCGCAATCTTCTGCCTTAACATATCGCTCTGCTCGTGCAAGCCAGTGAAAGAGGTGCAGATTGAGCGTGTGGAAGTGCCTGTTGTAGTAGAACAAGAGCATCAAACCGAGAATGTGCGAGTAGACATCGTGCGAGATACTATCAGGCAACGTGATAGTGTGGTGTATCGTGACAGCATATACCATTATATTAAAGGTGACACAACCATTATAGAGCGATGGCATTATGTTACCAATAACCACCACTACACTGACAATAATAATAAGGTACGCGTGGATACGTTGCTCAAGGTTGATAGTGTACAAGTACCAACTGAAGTGGTGCGTGAGTCGGTAAAAACCGAAATAAAAGAGGTCAACAAGCTGACATGGGCACAGAAGACATTAATGGGTATCGGTGGTATAGCACTTCTTGCCGGTGCCATTTTTATCGCTTATAAAACAAGACGCAAATGATTGAACTTTTTCTTGACGACAAACCTGCAGTTCTCAAAGAGAACGTTAGCATCAAACTGACTCGTGAAAATGTTTACTTCACAAAGAGTGGCAGCTACACATACGATGTGGAACTGCCACTCCAATGCACCGAGAACCGTGCTATCTTCGGCAGCATCAACCGCAAGGACGTGGATACTCAATTCCAAGAGTTCCACGCCGTGCTGAGAGTTGACAACGAAGTGCTGCTCGAAGGTCGGGCCATCATCAACAACGTGACCGAAAACTCGGTGAAGGTGCAGCTGCTTGGCGGTAACGCCGACATGAATTTCACTCGCAAAGGAAGTGAAATCTATATCGACGAGCTTGACCTTGGAGACTGGATGACAGAGGTGCGAGTGTATACTCCAATTGAGGACGACGTGGCTCACTACCATGGAAACGCAATGGGTATGTTCTACCTTGAGAACAACGACATGATAAGCAAAGGTTCGGCTCAAGCTCAAATGGACTACTGGAAGGCTCGCTGGTGGCAGAACGAAGGCACCGGTGCCGACCCACACACAACAGACAAAGGTGTGATGTTCCCTGTCATAAACGAGAATGCAGACTTCAATGCCGAGAGCTCGCACATCGATAGCGGTGCCATCTGCAACGGCTATATCATGCGCTTTAATGACGATGGAGCAGGTACTGCTGGTTTTTTCCCTCAATTCAGGCTTACATGGCCTAACCAAGAAGACCCTAATACTGATGACTTTCCGCAAGCAATTCCATCATTCCAACCAATGCTAATAATGATGGTACGTAAAGTAATGAAAGCCGCTGGTTACCCACTTGAACCATCGAGTGAGCTGTTGCTACTCAACAACTCTTTGTTCCGGCACATATTCATCGTGACAGCAAACAACCGTATTGAGCTTAACCGCGCCCTGCCTCACTGGACGTTCAACGACTTCTTGACTCAAATTGAAAGGTTCTTCGGAATTGTGATTGAAGCCAACGAAACGAACCACACAAGCCATATCGTGAGCCGTGACGCATGGTGGAGCAATGACCCAACGGTCATAGACCAGGTTGTTGACGAATATAGCGTGGAAGTGTCGAAAAACGACACTTCGGACATCACCAACGGCAACGTGGGCTTCGAGGACATGGGCGACGATGACATGCACATAGGCGATGATATCTTGAAGGCAGCCACAGTTGACAAGACAACGTATGAAACATTTGCCAACCTACTGAACGCCATCCGAAACCACACAGTGACGGATGACGACAAGGCTAAGATTTATGAAGTGCAGGGGCACCACTTCATATTGTGCAAAGATGAGAACGACAACTATTATTGGAAAGAGGTTAATCAGTACAGAATGCTTCAGCGCAATCCAGACAAGAGCGACGTGGATGTAGCATTGAAAATCAAGCCATGCCCAATCGTGACATGGGATTGCCCTGTTATAGTAACGCAGCCACACCATCTACACGGCGAATATAATATGGACTATGAAGTCACAACGATGGAAGTGAACATATTCTCACGTCCAGACACACCACACATCGGCACCGATGAAGTGGACGTGGACACAAGCAAGCTCGACATTGAAGCATTGCTGGCCGGAGAACAAGACTTGCCTGATAGCGAGGATAGCGAAGACGTGATGTATGTGGGGGTTGTGCCACCAGACATTATCACTCGCACGAAGGACAACGTCAACTACTATTATCCCGACGTGCGCAGCTATCCTGACTACATGATTGACTCACTTGGCATCCATCGCGGCATTGGCAATAATAACGAGTTCCTGGTACTAAACCCACTGCCCGATGATTACAACAGCAAGACTCTATTCAGCGAGTCGCTTGATGGCGATACGGTGATTGACACCACCGTTAAATACTGCATCAAGTTCATATCATATAAGGTGCTGCCATCGACTGGTGTGTTTGTCATCAACCACAAGAGATATGCTTGTGAGAAGTTGGAATACAACATCACAAGCAAAGGCGTGTCGCCACTGGTTACTGGCTACTTTTACCGCTTCGACGATTAAAGACTTCCTTTGAAGTGCTTAGTCTCTTCATGCACGGCAGCGTCACGGCCTTGGAGATATTTGTTGGTGGTTGATACGTCGGTGTGGCGCGCCTGGTCACGAGCGATGACAATACCTTCGGCATTGGCCAAGTCTCGAAGCCCCGAGTCTTTCAGACTATAGAACTGGTAGCAGTCGCCCCATCCGAGTCCTTTGCGGACAAGCGTGTTCCACTTCCTTCTGAACATCTCGCTGTCACCACGTCTCGTTGATGGGCGCGAGACCTTGGGCCCAAAGAGATAATAATCTACAGGTGCCGTCAACACCTTCATTTTAATCATTTGCTTTATGACGGCGGAGTTGAGACCAACTTTGCCGTCATGTTTATTCTTGCTGACCGTGCCGCTTATGAACACCGATTGCTCTTTTACATTGATATCACCAACCTTGACGTGTGACAATTCTTCTGGGCGAATGAAGGTGTAATACTCCATCATGCACGCCAGGTAGAAATAAGGATCAGTCTCCTTGAACTGCTCAAGTTGCTTGAGCATGGCAGCCGTGAGTGGCTGTCGTTTCTTTGGCAGTTCTTCTATCTCCTTAATCTTTTCAACAGGGTTTGTTAAGATGTACTGCTTCTCGATGAAGAACTGCGCCAGCGAATGACACCACTGGCGATAATTATTCCTGGTTCTCGCCGAGCTCTCACGATCCAAAAAGATATAATCGAGGAAGTCGCTGACAAATGCGCTGTCGAATTGATAGACATAGCGAATCGGCAACATACGACTATCGTTGTATTGAAGCATGATGTTGAGACGTGAGAGATAATTCTTCCTCGTGTGATAGCGCGACATCCTATTCACATAAGCCTTATATTTATTAACGGCATCCGTCAATTTAATATAGGCACGGTTGGTTTCGGCATTAACCCATGGGTTCCAGCCCTCACGTAAAAGTTTGGTCAGCGACTCAAGCAGCTCATTGGCACGCTTGCGTCGCTCACTGATTTTTTCGATGTTGTCAAGGTGGAATTTCTTGCGGCGCATTGACCCATCGGCTGGATCATAGGCATAGAAATCGACATACCATTTGTCGCCAGTGTGAAGTTTCGGATAGGTGAACTTCAGAATCTCACTGTGTGAGTTCAACTTTTTGCGTTTGGCACACATTTTTTTTACATTCTTTGGTGGAAGAATGCAAATGGTTAAACTTCGAGTTATTTGCTACCGTCTATAACGCGTCTATGGCGTTTTTGAAAATCAAGGGAAACGTGTTGATTTACAACTCATTTCCCTTGAAAGCGCGGAGAGGACAAGAATATATTGTTGGTATCGTCACTCTACCGCTGGTCTAACAATCAACCATTTACATCCAACCAATAATAGAAAATTGGCGTATTACCGTCTATAACACGTCTATGGATTTTGCTGCTTTTTTAGCAGTTCAACCATATCCTCGAGGATGGCGATACGCTTGTCTTTTTCGTCTATTATTCTCTCAAGGCTTGACCTCAGTTCACCAATAGTGATGTTGGCGACCTGGTTGGAATTGCCTACTACATTGTAGCCATAGCTCTTGTTCCGCTGAAACAAGACATCAATAGGCACGTCGAAGAAATCTGCAATCTTCTCAATCCTTTCGGCGGTTGGATTGCCACGCACGAGTGAAGTGATTGAGCCGTTTGTTTGTAATTGGAGATACTCTAATAAATCTTTGGCTTTCAATTTTCGCTCTTTCAGCAAGACATTGATAATTTGACCGTTCCACATAAAACCATAAATATTAATAAAATTTAACATCACAAAACCAACAATATATTATCGGTTTTCTCTATATTTGCAGTCCAAAGTTAAATATTTTCTTGGTTTCAGCCAAAGATTATTGCAATAAAATTTGGCTGTTAGCAAGATATAACCAATAAAAACGAACACAAATGACTGAGAAAATCGAATTTTACAACACCCCTGATGGGAGTGTTTGCGTCAAACCTGACGGCAAACCAATGTTTGTTCTTGATGAGTCGTGTAGAAAACTCATCGAAGAAATGATCATCACCATCAAAGAGCTCTACCCAGATGCCTTCAAAGCACTGAGTCATCTCTACTCAACGAGTGAGAGCAACCGATGGTTCTACGAGTTCAAGATTGTGCACCGGTTCATCCGCTGCAACTTTGGCGAATATGACGCACTGCAAAATGATGTTGATGCTATGGGTGGTTTCCACATGGAGCAAGTGAAATGCCCTCTACGTGGAGAGTGCATCCATGAAGGCTGCATCTGTATGCCGGCACTTCAAACCACTTTGTCACCACGAGAGCGTGAAGTCGCGCTACTCCTGGGCAAAGGTTATGACAAACTTGAAGTCGCCAACGAGATGCAGATATCGGTTTACACCGTCAACCGCCATGTGCAGAACATCAAAGCGCGACTGAAGCTCAAACACACACATCAAATTGTTTCACTTTTCAAAAACCAAGACTAATATGTATACTATTGCACAATGGGAGAGAGCTAAATTAGGTCGCAGTGATGTTGAATTTACCGAAATCTACCTTAAACACGGTCTTGTTAATGTTGTCATCGGCACGATAAAGGTGCCATACGCAACAAAAAAAGATGCTTATCGCACTAAGAAGGTGCGCTGGAACCAGTACGGTATCTGTCTCGATGAGAATGGTCTTGAGAATAGTATTCTCACACCTTATAATATTCATCTGCCTCAAATAAGATAACGCCATGATTAGCGAGAGAGATATTGAATCGGTGCTTAACCGCGCCGATATCATTGATGTCGTCGAACGTGCCGGGCTTAAACTCGAACGAGGCAACAAAGCGTGCTGCCCATTTCACAAGGAACGCACGCCGTCGTTCATCGTAAACCCACGCACCCAAACTTGGCACTGCTTCGGGGGGTGTCCCCAGGGGGACAACGGTGGTGATGCAATTAGCTTCATAATGAAGTACAAGCATCTAACCTTCCCTGAAGCCGTTCACGATATTGCCAAGTCCTACGGCATCACAATAGAAGAAACGAAGGTGGCTCGCACTGCTGAAGAAATACAACTGCAGCAGAAGCGAGAGTCAATGCTTGCCATCAATCAATGGGCATGTCGCTTCTATGAAGAAGCTCTTACCGCTGACACTCCGAAGGCGCGCTTTGCTGCTAACTATGCCATTGACAAGCGAGGTTGGGGCGCTGCCTATGTTGCTGAGAACAACATTGGCTACGCCGACGAGAAACGTGACTCGCTATATCAAGCAGCGAAAGCAGCTGGCCAGCCTATTGAATTGATGATTGAGCTTGGTCTGCTACGCAAAGACGAACACGGCGAAGTATACGACTTCTACCGTGATCGCCTTATGATACCAATCCGTGACCGCTTCCGTCGCGTCATCGGTTTCACAGCTCGCGCCCTGGGTGACTCCAAAGCTAAATATATCAACTCGCCAACGAGTGATATCTATAACAAGAAAGAAACCATCTTTGGCATTGACAATGCCATTCGTCAAGCACGAAAAGAAGATGTATTCTATCTTGTTGAAGGTGCGCCCGACGTGATGAAGCTTCAAGCAATCGGTGTGACAAACACGATTGCATCACTTGGCGGTGCATGGAGCACATATCACTTCGATATCATCAAGAGACACGTCAATCGTGTATGCTTCATACCAGACGCTGACCCAATAAAGAAAGGTGAGAAGATGGGTGCAGGGAAGAGGTTCGTATGCTCTAATGGTCTTATCGCTCTCAATGCCGGGCTTGGTGTTATCGTCAAAGAGATACCACTAAGCGACAAAGGCGAGAAGCAAGACCCCGATTCATACATCACAGCACCACACGTTCTTGATGCTATCGAAACTAAAGACTTCATCGTATGGTATGCAGAGCTACAGATGCTCGGTTGCGAAACTGCCGAAGCTAAGTCGGCTGTCGTTACTGAAATCAGCACGATGCTCGCAACGATCAATGACGATGTTAAGGTGCAGATGCTTCTAAAGCAACTGCAGAAACTCTACCCTGATAAGGCTTTATGGAAGTCAGCACTCAGCACTGCACGAAAAGCTAAGAAGGAGAAAAAAGTCAGCATCGGCGACGAACAGATGCTCAACAAAGAGCTCCTGGCAAAGTTCGGTTTTTATGAGTCAAAGAACTGCTACTTCTCTATTGGTAAAGATGGCGAATACCAGTGGAGCAATTTCACGATGAAACCACTATTCCATATTGAGGACAACCTTATGTCGAAGCGTCTTTATCGCATTAAGAACTATAAAGGCATTGAGAGGATTGTAGAGCTCAAGCAAGAAGACCTTTGCTCGCTTAGCAAGTTCAAAGTCAAAGTTGAGAGCTTGGGCAACTATATATGGATGGCCAAAGAGGATCACCTTACGAAACTTAAGAGTTATCTATATGATGAGACCGAGTCGGCCATAGAGATAACACAACTCGGTTGGCAGCGCAAAGGGTTCTATGCTTTTGGCAACGGTGTCACGTTGAACGGTGACTGGATAGCAGCCGATGAATATGGCATCGTTCGACTGGGTGAGATGGGTAATTATTACCTACCAGGCAGCAGCAAGATATATAGAGATGACCCGAAACTTTTTGCATTTGAACACAAGTTTGTGCATCTCGGACTTAACGCCATCTCACTGCATGACTATGCCGCAAAAGTGATTGATGTGTTTGGCGACAATGGCAAGGTGGCTCTATGCTTCTTACTCGCCACAATGTTCCGCGATGTGATTGCAGGGTACAACAACAATCACTTCCCTATTCTTAATTTGTTTGGACCGACTGGCTCGGGTAAAACAGAGCTGGGCATATCGCTGATGTCATTCTTCATCATCGATAATGCACCACCTAACATTACCAACTCTACAATTCCAGCACTTAGCGACTCATTGGCTCAAAGCTCCAATGCGACAGTACACATTGACGAGTTCAAGAACGACATTGACCGTCGTTTGATAGAGTACCTCAAGGCTGTTTGGGATGGTACCGGTCGTAGCCGAATGGCGATGAAGAAGGACGAGAAACGTGAGACTACAGCAGTGGACTGCGGTCTTATCCTAAGTGGCCAGGAGATGCCAACAGCCGACATTGCACTATTCACTCGTCTTATATTCCTGACCTTCCCAAAGAATGTGTTCTCGGTTGAAGCTGACCGAAAATTCAAGGAGCTGCAACAAATTCGTATGAGAGGCCTATCTCATCTCACCGTGCAAATTCTTCGGCATCGCGCCAAATTTGAGGCCGATTACCTCGGTATTTTCAACTCAACCATGAGCGACATTAAAAGCATGCTATCAGGCAATGAGATTGTTGAGCGCATCACTCAAAACTGGTGCATGGCATTGGCTGCCTACCGCACACTCAGCGGTGTGCTTGACTTGCCCATGACATACAAAGATCTGCTCAACATAACAGTTGACCATATCATCATGCAGAACAAAGAGTGCCGTTCTAACAACGAGCTCGCAGGGTTCTGGGGTGTGGTGGCATATCTCTATCAAGATGGCCTTATCTTCAAAGATAGCGACTTCAAGATTAAATATGTCAATCGTTTCAAAACTGACACCAGCCATCTCATGGAGTGGTTAGAACCAAAGCCTGTGATAATGCTGAGAAAGAGCCGAGTTTTCATGCTATACAAGAAGAATGGCAAAATGGTTGGCGACAAAGTGCTGCCAGATGAAACGCTGGCTTACTACCTCGAGAACTCTAAGGAGTATCTCGGTCTAAAAAAATCAGTGCGCTTCCGCAATATCGTTGACGGCAAGCATGAGACGGTATCATATACAGACCCTTTCGGGCAAGAACGTATTCGCGGTGCTGACTCTATTGACCGTGCCTATTGCTTCGACTACGATATGCTAAAGCAACATTATAACATAAACCTCGAGGTTGTCATGGATAATAATGACAACGATTATGAAGAAGATAACAATAACAACACAACAAAAAAACAATAGATTATGAAGCGTAAAGAAGAAATAAGTAAAGCAGCAGAAAAGGAGCTGAAAGATTGTCCTTATATTAGCACCTCTATTAACACCTCTTTGATAGGCTTTGATTTTTTCATCAAAGGAGCAGAATGGGCAGACTCGCACCCACACTGGATAAGCGTGGAGGATGAGATGCCACCGAGGTGGGATACAAATCCCAATGTCAGTGTGCCAGTGATAACGTGTAAGTTCGTTAATAAAGAATTGCAGTATATTGATTTACAGCGATACGTTTTCGGAAATAGCAAGTGGCAATATGGCGATGCTACCCACTGGATGCCCTTTCAGTTCCCCGAGAAAGGAGGCGAACATGAGTGAACAGAAAATAATCAACTTTTTAGAGATGCTTGAGGCAGAGGAACGCTATTGCCGCACCTGCAAGCACCGTAAACGCTTCCCATTGAATGCGTACAGCAATAAGGTTGTGCAGTGTTGCGACTTGCAACGTAGCCACAGAAGCAATAGCGGCTATAAGACAATTAAGGTAACAGATGTGGCCTGTGGCTTCTATGAGCAGAAAGGAGGCGAAGAATGATTACACGGTGGTATGAGGTAAGTTGTGACTATTGTGGCTCAGTTATTAATCACTACAAAAGGAGAAAGCCAAGTAGAGAAGAACTATCGGTAAATGGTGCTTTTACAACCGCTACCAAACAATTCTGTAATGTTAATTGTTACTCCAATTATATGCATGATTTAAACGAGAAAAGATACTTAAACATTAACCCCAGTGGAAGAATCCACATAGAGAAAGGAGACGAATTATGAATAATTTAATTGATTGGGATAAAGTGACTAATGTTTTCGTTGCACCTGCTGGCTCCCTTAACTTCAAAGAACTATACAATAAGCCAATAAAATTGCACAGCCTATCGACAGAAGAATCTAAAACGCAGTGGAGTAACGACCCATTGACATTTGAAGTCAAGGTGAAGATGACAGATGAAGATAGACGGAAGTTTTTTAGGCGTGATATTTTGCCTAATCTTCGTGTGCCGAGAAAGATAAAGAAAGCTATCAAGAAACAATACCCTGGTATTACCGCCGAAGAGATACGTAATATCGCTTTGGTGGCGAGAATCAGGCGCATAAAACACAGTAGATAGATTTATGAGACCACCGCATTCTATAACTTCAGATATGTATAAGACACGAGATGAATACCTCGTGCTGGTTTCTCAAATGACAAAAGTCCCAACTGATGATATCGTTGGCAGAAGCCGACTTCGTAAAAATGTCATTGCTCGACATCTATTGATGTGGGCATTGACACACCTATGCGGTTATTCCACTACAGTTGTGGGGCAGCTCATGCACCGCGACCACTGCACAGTGGTATATGGCAAGAACATTGTCGAATTTGAGAGAGTCTTCCCATCCGACGACATTCGTGCCTACAAGAACATGCTGATTAACCATCATAAAGCCTTCCACTCATGAAGATGAAACGCGATGACTGGTTCATGTTCTTATTCGTGCTGCCGTTTGCTATACTTGGTCCTATCATAATCTATATTGGTGCCAAAGACCAGGAAGAACATAAACTGCAGCAGATGGAGCAAGCAGTGAACATTGATAGACCAAGGTATGATCCACGAGAGGACAGCCTGGTAACACGTGAAGACTCAATCCACTTCTATGAAGATGGCATGTAAACATAGTAGGGCAACAAATTTATTTATTAATCCAGTTAGTAAAATGTAGTTTATTATTCTTGCCCTACTTTGATATAAGGCGGTCGCACCCTATGTTTAACCAGTTAATATATTATTTGCAATATTTTTTTCTCAGACCGCCTTTAACCACAGTGCTCGCCATTGCGAGCATCCATTTGTGTTCGTTGCCTGGAGTAGTGATACTTCAGGCTTTTTTTCTTGAGCATTTAAGAAAAAATTTTGAGCCGAAAACACGAACTACAAGAACTACACGCACTACAATGCACAAAATCAACGCATTAAGGCGAAAAACAAGCGCCTACAACGAACTACAAAACGCTACATTTTTCTACATTTTATATATTTTACTACATTTTATATACAAATACTACAAATGTAGTGCGTTTTTCAAAAAATGTAGTTTCGTTATAATGCTTATTATAAAGCATTTAGGTGTTTGTTAGAAAATGTAGTGCGTGTAGTGCGCAAAAACTGTGCGCCAAAAATATTTTTTTGTTTTCTTAAATACTTTATTGAAACCAAAAATATGTGTAACTTTGCAACTATGTCGCAGTTCTGCATCTATATAAAGCTCGAGAAGTATCTTGCCGAGTGGTTGACTCACTCACTCGGCAACCCAGTGGTGTTCCCGACTGGCTCCAACGAGAACGCCGTCATCCGCTGCTTCATCTCAAAACTTCCCGAAGGCAAGAGTCCCGATGTGGCAACTGAAGACACGACCGCCATCTGCATACCAGACAGCAAGGCTAAACCTGCCAGCTCGTATAACTATATGGGCGAGAAAGGCAAGAAAGCCGTGCATGAGGCGATACTTGACTTGTTTATTCGCTCACTGTGGAATGACCTCAGTCGCATCGAAAATTCAAATATCGGTATCAACACACGCATAGCTGCCTGGTGTGAGATGCACGGTATTGGTCTCGATAGAATAGAGACGGTGAGACAACGTTACTACCGCATTCGTGATGCCTATAGCAAAAAAGGCATAAATCTGCAAAATTCTACTCGAGGAAAATCAGACAGTTGACCACGAATCTTTGAAACGTGAACAAAGTTGCACAAACTTGCACAAACCTGCACAAACTTGCACAAAAGATAACAACTCATAACAACCCTGAACAACATGAAACAATTACTTCAGAACATCAAAACGGTGGAATATATTGAGACAAAATACTTGCTCAATGCCACGATGGTCCATAATGATAAGATTCTACTCAACTACTGGCGAAACTTTGCAGAACTCTATATTGATGGGCTCGCCAAGGTAGAAGTGGATGAAGCGGTTGACAATGGTTCGCGCCTCTCGACAGTGAAGCTCACCGCTCACACTGCTTGCAACTTCATTGTTGATCATCGCAAGCTGGCTTGGCGCGTTACAACCGTTACCGGTGAGAAATACCTTATCGGCACCACCGAGCAACCGTACCCCATCACAACAGTGTCAAGCGATTTCCCAGACAAGGAGACTGAGCGCAGCGGTCAAACTATCACCGTGACGTGGAAAACACCGCTTACATTGCTCAAAATCATAGATTGATAGTCTTTTTACCCTAAAAGTCTCAATCATAATTTTGTAAAAAATTTCTTCATCATGGACTATAATATTATTATCGACGACTACATTGGTGGCTGGTGGAGCACTGTTAATAAGCAGAGCATTCGCCGCCAACTCTCCGAGCATCAAGGCGAGCATGTGGATGTCAAAATTTCATCGCTGGGCGGTAGCCTCGATGATGGTCTTGACATCAGGCAGCAGTTTCTCGATCACGGCGACGTGACCGTGTACTTGCATAGCTTCGTGGCTTCGGCTGCTACAGTCATTGCAATGGGTGCCAACAAGATAGTAATGGGCAAATATGCCCTCTTCCTGGTGCATCAATGCTCCAACGAAATCTTCGAGTGGGGCTTGATGAACGCCGACGATCTGCAAGAAGTCATTGACCGCTTGCAGAAGAATAAGGAAGACAACGAGAAGATTGATGGTGTACTTGCAGCCATGTACGCCTCACGATGCAAAAACCACTCTCAAGAAGAGCTGCTTGAACTCCTGAAGGAATCCAAGTGGCTCACGGCGCAAGAGGCTCTTGAGTGGGGCTTCATCGACGAGATTCTTGACGATGACGAAGACGCTCCACAAATGACTAACGCTCTTGCTGCCAAGTTCAACGCAGCGGGGCTACCATTAAATGGACTGGAAATTCAACCAGACCATGGTAGCTTCTCGATGCGTACCATCCTCGATGCCCTTAAATCTATTAAGGACATCCTCACTAAACAACCAAAAGACGAACCTGCTGAAAGTGTCGTTGACACTGCCAGCACAATCACAATCGTAAACATGGCAAAAGAATTTTCAACCGTGGCTGCAGTTCTCAACGTTGAAGAACTCGCCAGTCAAGATGGCGTGGTCAACATGACCAACGACCAGTTGCAGGCGATTGAAACCCGCCTGAATGAGCTCGAGTCGCAGCACAACGATGATGTCAACACCATCGCCGAGCGCGACAACACTATTTCGGAGCTCACCGAGCAGGTTGCCAACCTACAGGCTGCACCTGCCGATGAGACCACCGTGGTTGATGAAGCCTCAGAGGACAATCAGCCAAAGAACAGCAAAGATATGTTTAACACAATAAAAGATCTTATTTAAACTATGGGTAAAATCACAATCACTCCTGATGCGCTCGCTCAAAGCGGACACAAATTTCGCAAAGAGCTCATCGAGATGCCAGTGCATGCAATGCAAGAAACCTTGCAGTACATGACTCTGCGCCGTGGCATCCGCTACGCTGAGACCGTTGGCCAGCTTTCGGGTGACATTGACCTTGGCCCCTACAGCGAAACTCGTATCGACAACAGCGATATGGGTATCGCTGGACGTACTCTCTACACCTACCTCGGTAGCGTAGTGAAGAAGTTCTCTCCCAACAGCGTTGTTGGCAGCATCTATGATGCAGCCATCACCAAGGGCGAGGAACTTACCGAAGTCGAGATTGCACGCCGCGTGCTCTCGTACTTGACCGGCAAGCTCGGTCACAACCTTCAGACTCACATCTGGGATGCTGTTCGTGACAATAGTGGTACTACCAGTGCTGCTCTGTTCAATGGTTTCGATACCATCACTGCCTCTGAGATTGGTGCTGCCACTCCAACAATCACCACTGCTCTCGGCAACCTCTATGAGTTTACCGAGGCTATCACTGCTAACAACGCAGTTGACCAGATTGTTGCCTTCTGCGAGGCTGCAAGTGAGCTTCTTGTTGACAATGGCCAGCGCGTGAACCTCTATTGCTCGCCAAGCATCTACCGCAACTACCTCAAGGACTACCAGGCTACCGTTGGTGCAATTCCTTACAACACCGAGTACCGCAAGGCAGTTGTTGAAGGCTTCGAGAATGTATACTTCGTGCCTCTGTACAACAAGGCCAACTCTGACTACATCCACCTGTCGCCAGCAAGCAACATGCTCGTGGGTGTTAACCAGGAAGGCGAGGAAGAGGATATCCGCATCGAGAAACATGAGGCATTCGTACTCCAGTACATTGCCACTATGTTCTTCGGCGTTCAGTTCGAGAGCATCAGCCCAGAGCGTCTGCTCGTAGGTGTTCTTTCTGATGCCACTCCAAGTGACGATGATGACGACCAAGGTGGTGGTGGTGATGTAACACCAACTAAGGTTGCTACTCCAACCTTCAGCCCAACCACCTGGGCAGAGGGCGCAACTCTGACCGTTGAACTCGCAACAACTACCGATGGCGCAACCATCTACTACACCGATGATGGCACTACTCCAACTTCGGCATCTACCGCCTACAACCCAAGCAACAAGATTACTCTTAGCGCGTCTAAGACTATCAAGGCAATTGCAATCAAGGACGGTATGACTAACAGCGATGTTGCTACTCAGGCTTATACTAAACCAGGTTAAACTTTTAAAGAAAGGAGATTGAATTATGTCTAATTGTTCATCAACCGCACTTTACGAGAGTTTGGAGCACTGTAAGGGAACAACCGTTCTCCCCGGTCTCCGTCCACACATCTATTATCTGCCTAAGAGCGATATCGTGACTTTCCCAGCACCACCCAACACTGTTTCCAGTGGTGGCACTATGGGTGAACTCGCTACCATTAGCGACAACTTCGTGCTTGGCACTGATGTGAAGTGGAAGAAGATTGACATCGTTGCTTCGGCATCGAATGTCAACAGCGAGTCGCAGGGTGAAGCACCCAGCAAGACTTTCAACAACACCGCTGCCTTCAAGTATCCTGGCAACAACGCAGAGGCTGCCGCATTCTGCCGTCAGGCTAACGCCGATGACCTTGTTTACTTGTGGCCACAGCGTGACGGACAGTACCGCGTGCTTGGCAATACCATGTTCGAGACCAACACCACACCAGCTCAAGAGAGCGGTAGTGCTGAGACCGACGCAAGCGGCACCACCATCAATGTTGCTGTAACCGATATCATGCCTTCGCCATTCTACACTGGCAAGATTGAGACCGAGGACGGCGACATCAGCGGTGCCGATGGCTCGCCAATCACCAACGGCTAATCAAGGTACTTGCAGAAATCAACCCCAGGTCGGGCACCAGTCTAAACAGTAGCCTGGATCGCCCGACCTTTTTATCGACTTTAACGACATGGATAATAAATTCACTCAAGAACTAACCGACTGGCTGAACACTCCACGTGATCAGCGTGACATCCTTGCTGGCGCAATGATGCTGCTTAGGTTGAACAAGAACCGCTTCTTCTATGCCAACGTTTGCCGTCGACCTGAAAAGTTCCACGACAAACTTGAGTACGAGCTTCGGAAACACCTTCACATCCGTCTTGACAACATGACTACCGCCGATGTTGTCCGACTGGAAGCAAAGGTCATTCCTCAAGCTAAAAAGACTCTTGCTACGCCTCCGGCAGTCGTATCTGCCGATAACGAGCTGCCCAAGGCTAAAGTCGCCAGGGGCCGACGTGCTGACCACGACCGACTCCCTGCCGAAGTGCAAGAGCTCTGGGATAAAAACCTTCAGTTGTACAAAACCATTAAACAGGTGTTTGAACAACTCAAGGGGATGGAGAAGGCTCAACCTTGTGACCGCTATGAGTATCTGAAGATACTCGATGAAACCGACAAGCAGTACCGGCGTAATCTCGAATGCTATGATAACTACGTCGCTCCTTCTGCATCTTCGGCTGCCTCTCCTACGTCGACAACCGCTAAAGCTGAGTCTCCTACGGAGAACGCTGAAGAGTCAACCAGTCGCGACACAGATTATCGCAAGATTAACGCAGCGCGCAAGACTCTGAGCAAATACAAAAAGGCATTTGCCAAATCAATCGAGGCTGGCGATAGCGAGAAGGCTGCCACCGCCAAGAAAAAGATTCTTGACTCAGTGGACGCAATTCGTCGCGCCGGCGGCATCATTGGTGCTGCCGTCACTAACGAATTGGTTGACCTTGGCATCATTATGAAGTAATCATGCCCAGGACTCACAATCACCTGAGACCGTTGTCGAGTGTGCCACTACAGGCATACTTCGACAACCGTCTTCAGCTTGCCAATGTGATTGATGAAGTTCTCGCACAAATAGGTCCAGCTTCTATGTTGATTTCGACCTACTCGACAAGCGAGGCGTTCCTTAGACGATTGCTTCGCCTAAAGAACAACGGTCGTATAGTCTCTTGCTCTCTCTTTTGCGACTTTAAGGCAAGTCGCAAAACGGTACTGCTTGGCGATTTCATGAAAGCGGTCTGCGATGCAGTGTTTCTGTGCCAGAACCACAGCAAGGTTGTGCTGCTGCATAACGATGGCAACCGTGTCGCTATCGTTACTTCGCAAAACCAAACTCAAGGTAACCGCACCGAGTGCGGCATTATTACTACTGACCAATTAATCTACCAACAGCTCTATGAAGGATTCAACACACTCAGAACTTCTGCTAAACGAGTCATCGGGAACTAATGACTTGCTTGCCAAGATTGCCGAGCTCGCCAAGGTGTTCACTCCCATCAGCGAGATGGCTGCTTTGCTCGATGTCAACGAAGAGATGCTGCGCATGGCTATCAATGACAAGTCATCAATAGTTAGACGCACCTACATGAAAGCTAAAGCCGAGACTGCTCTTGAGCTTCGCAAGAACGAACTCGAGCTCGCCCGAGTGGGCGCACCTCTCGCCGTGCAACTCACCCAGGACTACCTGCGTGAGATGGAAGCAGATGAATTGATCTAAAATTTTGACTATGCACCAACCACCAATTCTTGAGGCTGCTCGGGAGTATCTTTTCACGTCGGTGCCCGACATGGTTAAGGTAGGTTTGCCCGAGGCAACTCGCAATCGTTTAATGCGATTGCGTGACATCTATAACTATTGGCTGCAGTTCCCTAACACCAAAGACCGTGAACTTGCGCTTTATATCAAGACTAAGTACGAGTTGCAACCCTCGCAAACCTATGCCGACATTCGTGTGGTTAAGGCACTCATCGGTGACTTGCAGAAAGCATCTAAGGAATATCACCGATGGCGGTTCATCGAGATGTGCAACCAGGCTTATGAGATGGCACGTGTAAACCGTGACGCTAAAGCGATGGTGGCAGCTGCCGATAAGTATGCCAAATATACCCAGCTCGACAAAGAAGACCTCGTTGATCGTGGCTTCGATAAGATTATGATTCAACCTTTCAAACCGACTGATGACCCATCGGTGGCTGGCTTCAAACCTATTCCCAACATCCGTGAGCGCATCCAAAAGAAGATTGCTTCTTATTGGAGTGAGGAAGTTGAAGACGTGGAGATTGAGAATGTTGAATACAACGAGGATGATATCTTCAGACCAAAGATTGAGACTGAATGAAACCTATCGAGCCACAACCATTCTACCTCAATGACATTCAGAACGAGGTCATCTACACCGGGGCCAAGGACACAATCCTTTGTGCCGGGCGTGCGCTCGGCAAAGGTGTGATTCATGCGATGTGGAACCTGCGCAACATGCAGCGCATGCCTGGCAGTATCACCGGCATAGTGTCGCCAAACTGCAAGCGCGCTTTGACTAACACTCTGCCTTCGATGCTCGTGCATTGGGAGAAGCTGGGCTATAAGCGCAACGTGCATTGGTGCATAGGCATCAAGCCACCGAAAGCGTGGCACTGGCCCGACCCTATCTTTCGACCTGAGAACTATGAGAACGTGCTATCGTTTTACAACGGTAGCATCGGGTTCATCATCTCACAGGATCGTAGCGGTACATCTAACTCTCAGTCTTACGACGCTCTTGATATAGACGAAGCTAAGTTCATCGACTTTCAGCAGTTGAAGGATGAGACGCTGCCAGCCAATCGTGGTAATCGTCAGTTCTTTGGTGGTCACTACTTCCATCATGGCATGCTTATCACAAGCGATATGCCAGTCACTAAGAAGGGTTCTTGGTTCCTCGAGTATGAGAAGAAGTGTGACCACGAACTAATAGAGTTGATTCAAGGTACAGTCTATGAATGTTGGCGTGTGGAGAAGAAGATTCGTGAGATGGTGGCACGTGGTGAGTCTATCCCTGCATGGCTGCGCTCACAACTTAGGACGCTTAACCGTGACCTATGTCGGATGCGCTCGGTGGCTACTTACTACCGTGAGGCTTCTACAATATACAACATGCAAGTGCTGGGCGAAGCGTTCATTAACCAACTGAAGCGTGACTTGCCACCGCTCACATTCCAGACATCGGTGCTTTGCAAGCGTATCGGTATAGCGCGTGATGGCTTCTATTCATCCATGACCGAGGCCAACAAGTACAGTGCCACCAACTTCGACTACCTGGATAACCTGGAATACAAGTTCGATAAGATAAAGGAACCTTGCTCTCTTGCCGATGCCGACGTTGATACTAACCAATCGTTGTGCATTGCCATGGACTACAACGCCAACATCAACTGGCTCGTTGTAGGTCAGCCTCGCAAGTCTCAGCTGCTCGTGCTCAAGTCATTCTTTGTGAAGTTCGAGAGAAAGATCCCTGAACTCATCGATGACTTCTGCACCTACTATCGCCACCATCGCCGACGTGAAGTCATCTTCTACTATGATAGCACCGCGTTAGGTTCTAACTATGCAGTGAACAACGAAGACTTCCGATGGGTGGTGGTCAATGAGTTCAAGATGCGAGGGTGGCGTGTCAAAGACGTGTATATAGGTCGCCCTATGAACCACATAGAGAAGCAACTTTTAATTAACCGAATGTTTGCCGGGCGTGCGAAGCTCCGACCGATGTTCAACCGTGAGAACAACGAAGACTTGCTTGTGTCGGTGCAAACGGCTGGCGTTTACAATGGTCACAAAGATAAACGAGGCGAAAAACTCGCTGAGACCGAGGAAGACCGCCTCGAGGCACGCACCGATGGCAGTGATGCCTTCGACACTCTCTGCATCGGTTGTGAAAAGTTCCCTCAAACT